TTATTGAACAGTGTTCGTGCGAGCAGGTGGATGTCTCAATCTTACATGCCTAACCGTTTGCGTTATACTTGGGAATCTTAAAGGATGGCTTTAAAAGCACAGTCATCTGGTGGTGGTTCTCCTGAACCGTATCGTTACGATGAGAAGTCTGATTTCACGGGTGGTTTAAATTTTCGAGCTGACCAGTTTAACATGGGGGATACTGAATCTCCTTCCCTGTTGAACGTTTCTGTTGACCCTAGGGGTGGTGTTCGTCGCCGTAATGGTGTCACGAAAGTCAACTCAACGGAACTGTCGAATGAGGTTAACAGGTTGATGACCCATTACGAGTCGGGTCAAAATCAGATTCTCGCTACGATCATAGACACTGGGGCTGCTCAATCCCAGTTGTATTACAATGATGACGCTTCGGGGGATTTCACAGGTCCTGTTCAAATAGGTGGAGATAACCCGTTTTTTAACACAGTTCAACCTCCCACTGCTGTAACGTTTAATGGTTACACATACATTTCTAACGGTGAATTGTTGCATAATGATGCTGGTGTAACAGGTGTTGCAGCGATGAAATGGGATGGGGCTACAGCTACAGCGATGACTCCTGATATTGATGCGTCGGATGGTCATTTCCCGTGCGCCCGTTATCTCACAGCGTGGAATGAACACGTTTGGGTTGCTTACACTGAGGAAAGCGCAACTGAATACAAGAACCGTGTCAGGTTCTCTAAAGTGTCTGACGCTGAGAACTGGACTGCAACAGATTACATTGACATAGACGTTGGTGAAGATGGCGACCATATAACAGCTATTATTCCAGATCAGAACCGTTTACTGGTTTTCAAACAGAACTCTGTTTACGAAATTTTAGGTTTCAGCAGAGACAACTTCCAAGTGAGAAACGTTTCCCGTGTGGCGGGAAATCGTGACGGGTGTCAGCCTGTGGCTGCGACTATGGGTGTTTTCTTTTGGTACGGAGAAAAAGGTTTATATCTAATACAGGATGAAAGCGTTATATATGTTTTTGAAAGACTGTACCCGTCGTTAACTTACGCTGTGGGTCAACCCGCGTTAACGTTAACCAACCCGCCTTCTCTAATGTGGTTCGATCAGAAACTGTGGCTTTCTGTAGACTACCAATCTGACGATAATCTAAGCGGATCTAATCAGATAGATCGCAGAAACACTTTCGTTTGGGACCCATCATTAGGTTCTTTAGGTGCGTGGGTGAGATACGACATTAACGCACGAAGCCTGTTGGCATACCGCCCCAGTGGTAGCACACACTTCCCGATAGGTGTCACGTCTAACATTACGACCATTTCTGCTTTCACTCGTATAAGCAAACTTGACGACGAAACAGCAGATGTAGACACTTATGACGCTTCTTTTAACGAAATAGAGTCTTTTTATCAAACAAGCTGGTTTCAAGGTAACCGCCCCACTTTTATTAAACGATGGGGTAAACCAAGAAACATTGTTTTATCAGACAACAACACCGTAATAGTGATGTGCGTTTACAAAGATTACAGTCTGGCAAGCTCAGATGTGTGCTATTCCAAGACTTTAACAGGTCCTGGTGCTGCCGCTACGTGGGTTAGTAACGATGGTTTAACAGGCGATGGCGTGTGGGACACGTCTGAGTGGGCTGCTATAGGCACAGAGGACATATACGGGTTCGCTAGATGGCCTACAGTTGGGACAGCGAAGGCTATTAGTTTGAGGTTTAGTGTTACCCCAACACCTTCAACGAGAGGCAAATGGGGTATGACTTCCATAATAGGCATGTACAGGACTAGGAGATTGCGTTAAATGGCGGCTTTAGCTGTAACAAACAACTTCACAGCAGGAACTTCTATCGTTGCTTCACAAATGAACACTAACTTCAGTGACGTTGTGACATGGGCAACAGGTTCACCTAATTTGTCTACATCAGGGTCTACTACGACTGTGAGTGGCATTTTGGCTGTTACTGAAGCTGCTACTTTTAGCACCACGTTGGGTGTGACTGGTTTGGCTACATTCTCTGATGACGTGTTTTTAGCAGGTTCTAACCAACGTCTTGTTTATGAAGGTTCTTCTGCTGACGCTCACGAAACTTTCATAGCGGCTACTAACGCTACTGCGGATCGTACAATAACGTTCCCTGATGCCACAGGAACTGTAGCCCTCACGTCTGATATCACTTCACCTACGTGGAATGATGTCAATAACATTCTTACTAACTCGGTTTTCAATTAAAGGAAAGGTAATATGGCAACATATTCAAAAGAACTGCTGTCAGGCAGCACACAAGGAAAGAACATTTCCGTAACAGGCACCACAACAGGCGCTTCTGTTACAGTTCACACTGCTGTGTCAGGCACAACTGATCTCGATGAGATATGGTTGTACGCTTGCAACACATCAGCAACAGCCCGTGTTCTTACCATCGAATACGGTGGGACTACAGATCAGGATGATCTGGTGGAACTTGAAATCGCTGCTGACTCAGGTTGGGTGCTGATATGCCCTGGTCTGCTTTTGCAAAATGGTCTTATTGTTAAGGCTTTTGCGGCAGCGGGGGATGTTATCAACATCAACGGGTTTGTTAATAGAATAGATAACTAAGAGGTCTTATAGTGTTTCGACAAGATAGGACTAACCCTAGCACTGCGGTTTCCACATGGAAGGGTCGTAAGGATTTGGCGAAGGCTAATCCGTCTACGGCTGTTTCTGCGTGGATGAACGGCGGTTTGGCTGGCGGTGGTGCTTTCAACGCTTATGGCGGGATCATTACTCAGTATGAGGATTCTGGCACAACATATCGTGTTCATACCTTTAGGGGTACAGGTTCGTTTACTGTTTCTGCTGGTTCTTCTGACGTTACTTATTATATACTTGGCGGCGGCGGCGGAGGCGGCGGAACCGCCGCATACGCTGTTGGCGGTGGTGGAGGAAATGGCGCAATCAACACAGGCACAGCCAGTGTAACAGCAGGCACATACACTATTACTGTTGGTGCAGGCGGTGCGGCTGGTGTAAGCACCACTGAAGATGGTCGGGGAAACAATGGTGTCAACTCTACGGCATTTAGTGTTACTAGCAATCGTGGCGGTGGTGGTGGAGGTTCCGTCTACGGTGGAAGTAGCGTTTACCGTAATGGTCAGAATGGTACAGGTATTGTTCAGGCAGGCGGTGGCGGTGGCGGAATGGCTCAAAGTGCTACTGCTGGCACAGGTGGTTCAGGCGGTACAAGTGGTACTGGTAGTGCAGGCGGTAATGCCGCCGCAGGTTCAACTTACGCTCTCGGCGGCGGTGGCGGTGGATGGACTGCCGCAGGTGGCAATGGTGCAGGAACTACAGCGGGTGCAGGTGGTGCAGGAACTGATGCTGGTATAGGTATTACAGCATCTGCTGTTGGTTACGCTGGTGGTGGCGGCGGAGCCGCCCACGATGGTACTGGTGGTGCCGCAGGTTACAAAACAGGTACGACAGAAGTCTTGGGTGGTATAGGGTACGGTACTGGCGGTAATGCAAGGAGTGCTATTCCCAATACTGGTTCAGGTGGCGGTGCAGGCGGTAAAGCCACTGCGGGTGGCAATGGTGGTACTGGTATTGTTCTAATCAGATACGAGGTGGCATAATGACAACTACCACTAACACTGACGATCCCGCATACATGGTTGATGGTGTTCTTACCGATGGTGAAGCGTGGGTTCCTTTGGCAACACATGTCGTTTCAGGAGGTTCAACTGCAACAATAACTTTTACTTCTTCAACTGGTGCTAACGACTGGTCACAATACATGGATTTAAGGCTTATTAGTAATGGGCGAAACGGTGATGGTACCGCTTCGGTTATGAAAATGAATCTTAACAATGACACGGGAGCAAACTATTCTTATCAATATTTGTACGCACCTACCACTGGCTCTACTCCAACAGGAGGAGGGAGTACCACAAACACCTATATGGATTTTTTCTGGTATCCCCCTAGTGCTACAGCGGCGAACGTTGTCGCTAGTAGTATTACAACTTTGTTTGATATCAATTCAGGTAAATACAAGAGTGGGACAATGCAAATGGTAAACGACATGATTGGTTCAGGGTATGTGACTCTATCAACTGGCGTTTGGAGGAACCAAAGTGCGATTACTGAAATTGACCTCATAGATTATGGTGGAGGCAATATTGCGGCAGATTCACGTTTCGATTTGTTTGGTCTGTTACCGAGGATGGGTGCCTGATGGCTGTTATTGAAGCATACAAAACAACGTATTTGGAAGCAGATGCGGCATCTGTGATATTTAACAATTTTGATGTAGGTGTCGGACCTTACAATAATTTGTATATACATTATTCTGCGGCAACAGATGATACTACTGGTGACTGGCGCAGTATCGCTGTT